GGGGCACCAGAACAGATTTGTTTGACGCAATGATGCCGCAACTTGGTGCGGTACTGGCACAGGGGGACAAAACTTTTGGCGCTGGCGGTTTAGATGCAGTAAAGACCAAATTAGGAACGCTGTCGCTCGACGAACAAGAGGCGTTTCTTACCGCCGTGAGAGACAACAACCTTGGTGCCGACCCGGTCAAATTTTTAGAATCTTTTGGAATGTCTGGCGCTTCATTTCAACTAGAAACCATAAGTCAAACCAGCAAAGCATTTGCTCTGGCGGCAGACAATGCTGAGAAAGAAAAAGTTTTGCTTGAGGCCGAGAGAGAGGTCATCGAAGGTATGGCAAAATTTTTTGGTCCGGCTTCGGAAAATCCGGAATGGTGGAGCAAAGAGGCATTGCGAGATTTGTTTATTGAAGCAGGAATAATAGAGGGGGAGCCGGATACAAGTACTCCTCGCGGGGGTAGGTTTGGCGACACGACAGGCTCACGGTTGTCGAGAACACTTGCACGTCACAGCGCGATAAACGACATGGTTTCCGGCCGTCGCTCAATCACGTCGGCATTCAGAACGCACAATTTGGGTTCCATAAATTCGGACCACGTAACTGGTCGCGCATATGATTTGGTCGGAAATCAACTTGGAATGTACAAAACAATCGTTGAAAAGCAGGGCGGTTTTGCGGAATTCCACGGCGGTTCGACGAATCGTCATTTGCATGTCGTTCCGGGTCCTGGCGGCCCAATGGGAGATACTGTCTCGCCATACACCAGGCCTATGCCAAGTCCGTCCGCCCCCGCCACAGTCAGCCGTGGGGACATATCCGTCAACCTAAACGTCAACGGAATTGGCATCAAAGAAGCCATCCCACAAATCAAAGCCGAATTAGAACGCGCGCTTTACGAATATCAGAACAGGTCGTAATTTATGCCTTCCGCCTACGCTGCAAATATCATCAACATTAATGACAATACACTTTACAGAGAATCTGATTTTAAACTTCTTAATTTAATTGACATACTAAAAGATGACTTTGGAGCCCAACCAATCATCTATCAACGCGCCGACACCACGGATAAAGTTAAATGGGTATATTCGCTTGACTTGTACATTTTTGCATCCAAAGGCAACAAACCCTCAAAACAGCATACCGTTACAAATATTGGTCAAAGAGGAAAAATATCGCTTTATTGCGGAGACTCGACTGGCAATACACAGTCAAAACCGGGCGCATCAAAACATCTAACTGGCAACGCAATTCCCAGTATTGCGAAAAGAGGTTTGATTCCCGATTTCGCCGCAGGGGACAATCTGGCAAATTCCGCATATGTGTTCAGTGGTGACCGACAAACCATATTGCAGGGTAACGCCTCTCAAGAAGAAGTTGCTGCAGCGTTTGAGGAATACCTGAGGTTGGCAAGAACAGAGGGGGCTAATGCTCAGTCAACAAATAAAAAAACATTGTTCATTATTAACGCAAGAACCGGCGTAAAAGAAGCGATTACCTCGTGGTCAAGATTAAAAGAAATATTTCCTCGCTATTTTCAAATGAGCAAACAATTAGAGGCTGATTTCGTTAATTCAATTTGGGGAAACAAAACCGAAAATAGAAAAATTTTTGTAGACGGGAAGTGGTGGTCAATTTCAACGGGATATGTCGGTCTGTGGAAAGAGTTTGCGGACTTGGGCTTATCTGACCAAGCCATAAGACTTGAATTAATTAACATGGGCTACACCGAAGAACAAATATCAAAAATTCGAGCAATAAAAGGTTTAACAGCCGACCAGTTGGGAAATTCATCTTCCGGCTCCGGCTCGTCTTCTGGCTCCGGAGGTTCGGGCGGTTCCGGCAATTCTGGTGGTGCAAAAACGAGCGACAATCAATCATGGACTGGGCCCGAAGGGTATCAAGCAGGACTGCTACAGCAAATAACAATTCAGCGGAGTAGAAATATTTTTTTGACGTCCGAGGAAGTATCTACCGCTATTGGCAACGACCTGTCGGTGGTTGACAAGGAAAATTCGACTACCAGCCCGATTATGTACCAGGTTTATCCGGGCGACCCACGGCCGAACATCACCCAATACATCTTTGATATGGTGCCGAACGAAATTAACTATTCAAATTTTGGTGGAGAATGGGTTTCTATCGAACGAATCGGCGGTTTCCCGTATATTGATTGGAAAAATTTTAAATTACTGCAAGTTTCTTTTTCGTTCACGATTGCTGCCAGGGTTGGAATCACCGCAGATGGCTTACAAATATCAGTCATGGAGCAAATTGAAAAATTGCAAAAAATGGCCCAAACCCCTTTCCCGGTGATGCTTTACCGATTTGACAAATTGCTCACAAATCAATTCAGGTATGACCAATCAGGTCAGCCAAGAGGCGTTCAATTCGTAATCCAGGATTTGTCTATCTCCGCAACACAGCGCAACGCAAAAATGGAAATTACTCGCGCCACGGCAAACCTAACTTTGCAGGAAATTCCAATCGAGCGTACAAACCTCATTGGAATGCCGCGATTAATCCATAAAAAAACCCCGCCCGACCAGCCACCTCCGTTTACTGACCCCGATTACGGGTTAACAAGCGACAATTTGACCAGCAAACCTGACAGGGAAATGCAGTTTTTCAATGAGTAACACCAGTAGCCATTATTTTGCCGAGGTCGACGGTAGCGGCTCAGTCCATACCGCGAGAGTACAGGGTTCACAACGCGATGTTCCAATCGTGTTTTTTTATTCACGCTCAAACACTCCGACAATTGACTTCGTGTCAAAACTTACCGAAAACATAATTGACATAAGCGTAAATTATTCGATTTCAGCATCGACGGCAGTGACTTTTTCAATAATCGACCCAGGCCTTGAAATTACCAAAAGAAATTATTTTCAACCTGGTCAGCCATTCATATACAGAAGCCATAACACCAAACGTTTAAGAAACTTTAATGCTTATGCACAGATTGCAATTGATGACTATGTCGGCTATGTCATGGAGGTTGCAGACGTGACAATAGAGCAGTCACAAGGGAACTCACCCATTGTCCGAGTCCAGGGTTATACAAGGGCAATCCAGCAAATGAAACGCGACAGAAAACCGGGCGTAATTAAGGGTTCAAATCATCAATTTGTTATAAACGCTGCAAAAAAATATGGTCTCGATTGCGTTGCCCAACAAACATCAAAAGATAAAAATATTACGTCGGGTGATGGGGAAAAAGTTGCCGATTCACTATGGGATGTCCTAACACGATTGGCTAGTGAATCAAAAGATGAAAACAAAAATCCTTACACTATTTTTGAGTCTGACGGCACATTGTATTTTGGCACTCAACAGTGGCTTCTTTACAAATGGGGCCACGACTCATATCCGCACACCCAATACAATAAGAAATTAAAACGAGATGTCACAACAACCCGATTTGTGACATATCTGCATTACCCGCCAAGAAAAATAGGTGGCGAACCTGATAATCGTTTCATTCTAAACAAAATGCCAACCATGCATAAAGCGGAGAACGACCCCAACGAAGGCGACGGCAGTTGTGTTGTTGAAAGACTCAACGGTACTCGGCTCCGACCTGGTATGACGGTTAATGTTGGTGATGTTCCGTGGCATACCGACGATTTTTTAATTACATCTGTTGACTTTCAGGAAATGGTTGCCGACCCGGTGAACGTGAGTTTTGCAACACCGCCAATACAAGAAACCAAAATTAAACAGATAGAAGTTGGTACAATTTATCCAGGCTCAATCGAATGGGCAACCGTTGAAGGATTTGCAATGGTTGTACCGTCGTCGACTTATGCGACCAAGGCACCAGCAGGTGGTGGCGGAAGGAACTCCGAACTTCTATGAGAGAAAACTTAAGCATAAACAGAAATAAGGCTTCATCTCACCCCCTCAAGCCTGGCGGCGTTTATATCGGCATAGTCAAAGCGTTTGTAAATAGTCGCGCCACGGTACAAGTTCCACAATTGGGATGCGTATTCAAAGACGTTGATTTTATAAATAGTTCTACTCGAAGCGTTTTGGCCAAAAATGACCGAGTTTTGTGCACATTTATTGACCAGGAAACAAGCGAATTGTTCATCATTGGTTCTTTTAACAAAAAACAGGACACTTTTGCCGGAAAAGATAAGTTTAATTCTTTAATTGATGCCATGCAAACAGAAATTAACGCTCTTCGAGCCATTGCGGGTTTAAGTAACTCGGACCTTAACCCACTAAAGCAGAACGACTGACTATGGATACTTTAAAATTTCCGTTCGAATTTTCTCGTAAACGAGAATTTTCTAAATTAAGAGAGGGAACTGACGATTATATTCGTCAAATGATAAGTGTTTGTATCTTGACTGAACCATTTATTTTACCCTTGACGCCTGATTTTGGTGTCGCGGACCCCTCCTTCACCACGCTATCTCCGGCAACCCTTATGCTTAATGTTTCCAAATATGTTCCAGAAGTTTCTCTTATAGCCGTAGATTCAAATCTCAATAATGAAACTGGAACAGTCAACGTAAAGTTCGTATACAACAGGTAGGGTTATGAGTGCAGATTTTCTTCCATATATAAATTTACGGCCGTTAGACATTACTCCCGCCCAGGTGTACCTTGATTCAATCGAGGTTGCGAGAACTGTCTTTCCAAATTTTGATTTGCGACCAGGAACAATTGAAGACGCGATGTTCCAGGCTTTTGCATATATGTCGTCGTTGAATATTGGGGCCATCAACAGACTTCCAGATTCCCTGATGTTTGCAATTGGAAAAATGCTGGGCACACCATATGTAGACGGCGAGCGAGCGACCATGAATGTCACATTTACGGCAAATTCGAATGATGGTGCAACAATTCCAGCGGGAACACTCGTTGCTTATTCGCCAATTTCCGATACCAGCGACTTGAACCTAAGTATTGTATTTCAAACAGACGCGGTTCATACAATCAGTGCCAACAACCCTGGCGACGCTCTTCCAACCGGTACCGTTGCATGTACGGCAAGAGAATTAGGTATTATACCGTCTATACCAGCAGGGGTATCTTTGTCATTACTGTCGTTTTCACAAGAACTTTACTCCGCTCAGTCTGCTGGTACTTTTGTGCAAGGACAAAACGCCGAAACAATTGATGAATTTTTAACACGTTCGACGGCAAATCTTGCGTCAATGTCGTCCGCCCTTGTAACGGCAACTCAATTACAGAATTATATTCTTGTTTCGAATCCTGGATTAATTAGTAGATGTAAGGTTTATGACCTTACCGACCCGGAAGGCAATCTTCTTTTGGCTGACGCAGAAGAATCCGGAAAGATAACGGTTTTTGCGTATGGACCACAACGGAACCTTACGGACGCTGAAAAAAACACACTTGTCCTCGACGCACAAAACAGAAGCGTAGCAGGGTTGGAAATTGGGTTCAAGAATCCTGTTTTGTTGAATTTTAGAATAGTCGCAACAATCAGTTATTACTCAAATCTTGATAGTTCGAATGTCTCTGATTTGATAAAACAAAATCTTTTGCTTGCGTTTTCTCCGGAAAATTCTCAGGCAGTCGAAGAAAAACTTCGTTACAACACCGTATTGAGGACGATACATGAACTTCCGTCTGTATATAGTGTTGATTCCTTAACCTTAAGCACCCAATACTCGGGAATGACCATAACTGGCGCCGTCAAATCGGGCAATAATGTCATTTACACGTCCAATAACCACGTTTTTTCCGTCGGCGATTTAGTGGCGGTTACCGGCGTAACTCCGGGAACACTCAACACGGCAACGCCGACTGCCGTCACCGCACGAACCGCAAACACATTTACTTTAGTGAATGCGGCCGCTTCTGGCACCTACGTTTCCGGGGGTACAGGCGCCGGAACTTCTCCAAACTGGGGAAACGTTTCAGGTTCTAATATTGATTATTCCTATAAAGGAAGTTTATTAAATTTGCAACCGGAGAAAATTTCGCTAACACTTAATTCAATTGAAATATAATCGTGGACCTTTTAAACCCAACCCGCAATGTTCTTACCGGCAACAATCCACTACAAGCGCAAGCCCTCAATGGAACGTTCATTAACCCGGAATCATATACCCATGGATGGACCGTCACAAACGCAACCGTGACCGTTGATTCAACGACCACGGTTCACCCACTCAATTATTCCCTGCGAATACAGCCATTGGACGAAGGCTCAACAATTAAAATTTCCTTGAATAACATAATTCCTATTGACAACGACATAAATGGAAGTCAGGCACAGTTTCATTGTCAATTTTATTCACCCAGGGAATTGACCATAAACGGAAAAATTACCAACGTCACTGCCAATACTTTTAAAACAAATTCGCAAAATTTGATTGCCGGAAAGTGGGATGCAGCCTTTACGCCAGCAATTTCGGTCGGGTTAATAGACGTGGCCGTGGATGATATTGAATTCGGTATTGAGTTAGATGTCCTGAATCACGGCGGTCAAGTTTTTTATTTTTCTATGCCAATTTTAATGAATGAACTTGGTTTTACAAAAAACATGTTTGTTCGAAATATGAGAAAATTTATTCCAACATTTATTTGGGACAAAGATAAAATTCAAGAGTACCCAAACTATCCGTTTGCTAAATTTTTTCACGTACTAACGTATTATGGTTCAAAATCGTCAGCCCTTTACGTAAAATATTTCGAATATTTAAACAGCGAAATATCACCAGAGAATCAAAATGCGACATTTCGTTTTAGCGAACTTATAGACCCCGAGCACGTTGATTCGGATTATGTGAACTGGCTTAGTCAGTTTAACGGAGTGCCAACTTACTCTTCGATTACGAGTGAAGCAAATACGGAGTCCGTCGACAACGTTGACGAATCACTTGAATGGCAATTGACAAACGCGTATTTCGGAAGAAATTCGGGGACGTTGGTGGCGTTGAAAGAATGCGCTCAGCAGGTACTTACCGGCAACAAGGTGGTTTATGTTTTTCCGGGCGGTAGTTTTTTTCAAATCAATGTTTACACGCTTCTCTCGGAGACTCCCGGCGTTCAAGACCCGGGCGATTCGTCGCCAGAGGTTGTTGCTTTTCTAAAAAAAACCAAACCCATGGGTTTTATATTGAATCATGAATCGTATGCTGCCCTGCCCTTGATTCTTGATGATGCTACATACGGAATTTTGGGTGGACCGACGGCACCATCAGCGCCAGGACTTGCTTAGGTGGTAAAATTAGGATTCGAAAGTGGGAGGAAAAATGAGTACAGCATTTATTAAGCAAATGGTTGAACAGGCAGCCAAAACCTTCGTTACCGCATATTTGGGGGCGTGGGTGGCTGCAGGGTCAAACTTTGACGCACTTACGGACACAAACAACCTCAAAATTGGCGTTACCGCAGTAGCGGCGTCAGTTGCGATGAGCATGGGGTTGAAGAAAGTCGGCTCCAACAAGGACTCTGTTTCAGTACTTTAATCTGAAACTGTCTACACGGGCAGGGGTTCCTAACCTACAATCTTTTGGGTCTTTAATTAGGAGAGCGCGCCTGTGATTGCTGGTGTTTACAACATAACGATAGAACAAGGCTCCACATTTGGGCGCCTTCTTTCTATTGAACAGCCAGACCTAGTCGCAGACCCCACAGGTCAGACTTTTGAAAATTTTGATTTGTCGGGCTTTACTGCTCGGATGCATATCCGCAGAACCATTGACACAGAAGCACCGATGATTACCTTGACCACCGAAAACGGTCGAATTGCTATTAATCCGAATATTGCTGGGGCGCCTACCAAAAATAACGAAATTTCTTTAAGTATTTCCGCCGCCGATACGGCAACTATCACTACTAGTGGTGTTTATGACCTAGAAATCGTAAGTGCTGGCTCAGCAGTATTTAAAGTTGTCCGCGGCGATGTTATTTTGATACCCGAGGTCACTAGATGAGCGACATACCTAATCAAGTTATAGTAAACCAAGAAGTTCCCAATCAGGTGACTGTTAGGTCAAATTCCGGACAAGCCAATACTCGCCGCTACGAACATACCCAAGGACAAGCCTCTGCCACTTGGGTAATTAGTCATACGTTGGGTGGAAAACCTTCTGTAACGATTGTCGATTCTGCGGATACACACGTTGTTGGTGATGTAATATATAACAGCACGACTCAAATCACGATTAATTTCACAGCGGCGTTTTCGGGTAAGGCTTATCTCACATAAGGAAGTAAAATGGCACAAAAATTTCTTACAAATATAAACCTTAATCAGAACCAACTGATTAACGCCACCTTTGAAAAACTTGCCACCAATCCATCCGATGGCAACTTCGAAGGTCGGATGTATTTCAATACCGCGACCGATACCATTTTTGTCTATACAGGAAGTGCATGGAAATCAATTCCGCACACCATTGTTTCTGGTGGCGATGCAGGAATTGTCGAAGCCCTCACAGTTTCTGAATCAAACGGCACAATTACCCTCACGCTCAATGTTGCCGATACGGATAGTGCTGGTCTTTTGCCCGCATCGTTCTGGCAAATGCTCAACGATGCTACATCGGATGCAACGGCCAGCAAACTCGTAAGACGCGATGCCCAGGGCAACGCAAAGGTTGCGACCCCGACAGACGCTGCCCATATTGCCACCAAGGGTTATGTTGATGCCGCCCGCCAAGGCTTGGATGTCAAACAGTCGGTTCGTGTCGCGACGACGGCGGCAATCAATCTTGCTAATGGTCTTGAGGCTGGAAACGTAATCGATGGAGAAACTCTTGTTGCTGGAGACAGAGTTCTCGTCAAAAACCAAGTCACCGCATCCGAGAACGGCATCTATGTCGCCGTTGCCTCTGGTGCCGCTTCTCGTTCTTCTGATGCAAACGGAACCGCAGACACGGGCGAACTCTCGCCTGGAACATTTACCTTCGTTGAAGAAGGTACCACCAACCACGACAAAGGTTTTGTCATTTCGACGAACGGCACGATTACGGTCGGCTCTTCGGCGATTGCTTGGACGCAGTTCTCTGGTGCTGGTTCGTTCGATGCTGGTGACGGTCTTTCCCAAACTGGAAGCACAATCAACGTCAATGTCGTTGCCAATAGAACAGAAATTGTTGGAGACGCGGTTGACATCGCCTCCACCTATGTCGGTCAGGCAAGCATCACGACACTCGGCACGATTACGACTGGTGTCTGGAACGGCACGGACGTCGCCGTTGCGGATGGTGGTACCGGCGCCTCTGATGCGACCACGGCAAGAACAAATCTTGGTATC